GCCGGTCGTATGAACGTTCGCGCCGATCCGGTCGGTCAGCTCGGTGCGAACACGACAACCCGTCTCGAGGCGAGCTCGCTGCCTCTTCGACCGGCCGACGGATCAAAGAATTACATGTACGTTCCGCCCCAGTACGACAAGCTCAACGTGTTCAAAGGGAACGAAATCCGGGCCGATCTGACGTTGGCCAAATCTGTCCGGGCAAACAACCCACTCGCTCAGCCGGCGTTTTCGGATTACGCAAAGTGAAAAAAAAATACCGCCTCTGAGTAAATGAGCGGTGGTATTGTTCAGCTCGTCGCGGTTGGCGCTCAGGACGCATACCTCACCGGTAAACCCGAGGTTTCATTCTACCGTTCGTCGTACAAGCGCTACACGCATTTCGCCAACTCGGTCGAGCGCCAGCTGATTAGCGGTACTCCGTCAGCTGGTGGTATTTCCACGATCCGCTTCGAGAAGAAGGGTGACCTCCTGTCGTACGTGTACCTGACGGCCCGCGATGGTAACGGTGCCATGGTACCCAACCTGAACTGGACCTCGAACATCATCGACAAGGTGGAGCTGCTCATCGGCGGCCAGGTGATTGACATGCAGGACAGCGAATGGATGAATAACATCGAGCCGGTTGTCGGCTCTGTGAACACCAACCAGCGCCTGCTTGCACCGTACGCCGGTGGTATCAACCCGGGTGCGACCACCAACTCCTTCCAGGCTCTCAAGTTTTTCTTCTGCAAGGATTGGCAGTCGGCCCTGCCCCTCGTGGCGCTCCAGTACCACGACGTCGAGATCCGTATCACCTGGTCGGCGAATCTCGGTCTGGCGGCGACGAGCGGCGCGAGCCTCGTCGCGCCCTCGGCAACCTACGGCTCTCTGCAGTACATCCTGTGGACCAACTTCATCTACCTCGATCAGTCCGAGCGTGATTACTTTGCCAAGAACGCACAGGACATGCTCATCACCCAGGTCCAGCGCCAGTTCATCCCGGCCACGCCGGTGATGGAGCTCGCCTTTGCCCACCCGATCAAGTATCTGGCATTCTCGTCCAACAGCTACACGTCCGTGTACAACTCGAGCGCGTCGACCGCCGCCCAGCTCCAGTTCAAGACGCAGGTGAACGGCGTGGACATCGGTGAGTCCAAGGCGCTGATCAACTGGGTGGACGCGACCCAGTATTACCACACGCCGAACGGCTACGCCCCGTTCGGTGCCGTGTCGAACGTCGCGATCGTGCCGTTCTGCCTCGACACCGCCAAGCTACAGCCGACCGGTACGCTCAACTTTTCGCGCATTGACACCTACCGCATAGTGACCCCTTCGACCATCAGCGTCAAGACCCTGAACCAGAACTCGCAGAATACCAATGCCGCATACCTGTACGCCGTAAACTACAACGTGCTTCGTATTCAGGCTGGTATGGGCGCCCTGCTTTACAGCTCTTAAAGACATGAAATGTTTACAGATGAATGAACACCTGGCGGCATCATCTCCTGAGTGGTTTAAATTTTGAAAAAACTACCGACACCGATATTTATGAGTTTGGGGTTTTTACCGGAGAAAGTGTAAAGATATTCTTAGAAAATGTTCCCGGGGACTGCTTCGACAAGATATGGGGATTTGACTCGTTCGAGGGCCTCCCATTTTGCGACGCCGAGCCCCTTCACCAGGGTGAATGGTGCGAGGGTGGTTTCGACTCTCGTAAGTTTACAACCACGACTACACCAGATGCAGCGAGTAAAAGGATTGAAGAGATAGTTTCAAACGAAAAGTACAAACCGGTAGTGGGTTTCTATGATCAGACTCTTACCGATGACATTGTACACAAGCTCGGGCTCAAGCCCGCGTGCATAATAGACATAGACGTTGATATATACTCGTCTGCTTATACAGTTCTGGATTTCATGTTTCGTAATAAATTGTACAAAAAAGGAACTTTCTTGCTTTACGACGACTGGGGAGGCAGTATTGGCTGGGAGACTTTGTCATCCGGTGAATCCAGAGCCCATCGGGAACTCACTGCAAAATATAATATAAACGCGGTCCAGATCTATCAGGCCGGAAACGCCCATCCGCACGTTCAGAAAGCTTTCGTCATCATTTAAGTCAGGCGAGAGACGGTTAATTTTTCCCATCCAGATGATAGAAGATGAGCGCTGACGTGCAAGTAGCTCAATTAATTGCCACCGGGCCGCAGGATGTGTGGCTTTCGGGTGATCCCCAAGTTTCATTTTTTCGATCGATGTATCGGCGGCACGTGCCGTTTGGTATGTCTCTTGAAAAAATGAATTTTGCACAAGATTCGGTTACGTTTGATCGTCGAGGCGATCTTCTCGGCGCATGTTATATCACCGCAAGTGACCCGGTGACAAATATCACACTGGCGACATTTCCGGTCTCGGCCATTTCTCGCGTCGATCTTTTCATCGGTGGCCAACAGGTTGATTCACAGGACACGACATTCTCGACACAGGTTTGGCCGGTCACAGAGGCGACGACAATCTCGGAACGGGCGGCACCGACGAGTTTATATATCCGGGAACTATTCGAGTAACCCAATTACATTTTATGATCCGAGTGATTCTCGTGATATGGTATCGTCCCGAAATAACACCATGACGACATCTATTGGTACAAATAGTCTTTTTTTAACTAAATTTTCTTTGTAAATACCAGAAGAATGTCCGTCGCGGATTACCAATTTAAGACACAGGTGAACGGCACGGACATTGGTGAATCGAGACACCTGGCTCAGTGGACCGACGTGAACACATATTACCATACCCAGAACGGGTACCTAAATGGGGACGTTGCCGTCATTCCCTTCTGTCTCGACACCAGCTCCTTCCAGCCGACCGGTACACTCAACTTTTCACGGATAGACAAATTTCAAATCGTCACCCCGACCGCCGTTCCACTGACATCTATGTGTACCGGCCAGTACATGTATGCCGTCGGGTATAATGTCCTCGAGGTCAAAGGAGGAACGGCGTCACTTTTGTATTGGGACTAAAGTAGGATGCAGATTTGGCGATGGGTGTTGCTCATAGGTCTCTTGTTCTTGATTACGTACGATCCATCCACGCGTACAATGGCTAATTTTTTTGAAGGCCCAATGGTAGAAGGCGACCGCCATGGCGGATCCGCATCTACGTCAGAGACACAAATCGATAGCTATTCCAGTGACGATGATCGGTAACCGACCACACATGCTCATCGTACACGACCGGCGATACAAAGAGTGGACGTTTGTCACAGGCGGGTGTCGCCGTCGCGAAGTCTACAATCCCTTGCGGTGTGCCGTTCGTGAACTTCACGAAGAGACCAGGGGGACTATAGATATGAAACGTGGTGCCTATACATACTTTCGGTTCTCGACCGATTATAAAGGACCGGGGGACACAGAGGCCGATGCCGATACCATAAGTGTCTACCACGTATACGTTCTCGATCTTCCCATGTCGGCCGTAGAACAGACGGACGTCATAGAAAAATTTTATGACCAACGGACCAAAATGGAAACGAATCAAGTTCCGTTCAAAAAGAATCACGACGAAAATACGGAAATGAGATGGGACACACTCGAAGGTATTTCGGACCGTTCTGACCTATGGATTCTGATACGCGAGTGCGTACTCAATAATCCTGATTTTAAAAAAGCCCTGAGCGCGTCCGACAAAACGAGCTTTTATCTCCGACCATGAGAGATATGACTCGTCCGAAACGTGTTTTTGCCGAAATGCTCGCCGCCGCACAGGGTGGTGACATCGACGTGGATGATATCTGCGACCGACTTTCGTTGGCCGATATCATGTACGAACTGAAAAAACTCGAAAAGGAGGCTGAGGCCGAAGCCGAGGAAGCCAAGGCTGCTGTAGAGGCAGCCGAAGCCGAGGCGGTCGCGGATGTTGTAGCCACGAAAAAGAAGCCCCCGCCTGCACCGGTCGACGAAGAGCACAAGATTGAAGATTTCTGGACACGCATTTCAGGTGAATGAAAATGTTTGGGTAGAGTAAAATGAAATCTGGTCCACTTCTGACCGCAGCAGGGTTCGTCGCTCTATGGCTCGTCTTGACCAAGTCGTACGCGGGCTACAAAGGTCAGGAGACTGACAGCGTCGCTGATCGCTACGTAAAGAATCCCCACGTTTCAACGTAAACGGGATGTTGACCATCGCACGTCCGCCGACGCGTGTACCACGGGGCGACAAAAAGCCCAAAAAGGTTTTTACTTTGCACAGTAATGCAAATTCGGTGTTTGCGTGGCGGACATCGAACGAAAATATGAAAATTGCCACCGTCGTCTTCCGGCGACGACAGGATGCGCTTCTTATGG